GTTTGGAATAGTTTTTTGCAACTCCGAAAAGCAAAAAAGGCACCAGTTACAGAAACAGCCCTCAAAGGCATAACCCGTGAAGCGTCAAAGGCCGGGTGGACACTCGAACAAGCATTAACCGAATGCTGCACACGCGGCTGGATCGGGTTTAAGGCCGAATGGATTAACAACTCACTTCAACCGAAAGGAAACCACAATGGATCAAATCAGCCTCAACTTACCAAGCGTCAACGTGCAGAACTCGCCCTCGACAGGGCTGAAGCCGACCTACTCACCAGCGCCGGATACAGCGACCAGAACCCGCCAGATGCGCCATCTGATCCAGCAGTCTTACGACATCTTCAACATTTACGGACGTGATCCGGAAAACCTTTCAAACGTTCTCAAGGCATTCGACATGGTTCTAAAGGATATTCCTATGCGCTACGTCGCAGAGGGTTTTGAAATCTGGCTCCGGGTTTCCTCAAAGTTTCCTACCCCAGCAGACATTCACGCACACGCAAAGGAACGCTACGACCTAGCGAGGGCCAAGGCAGAGAACAATATCCCCACCAAAAACCGCCCTAGGCCCAAGGAACCACATCAAAACGCTGTGCCCTGGGCATTCCTTCCGTACCATGAAATCGTTGATAGGGGCCTTCTGCAATCGGTCAGGGATCACATCCGGGCGTTAAAGCCAGAAAATGCCAAGGATTACATCGTTTTTTTAAAATCCTTCTGTAACTTTCCACGCGAGTTTCAGGCATGACCCAACACAAAAAACCGCGCGCAACCGCCATTTACAGCAGCTTCAGCCTCTCTCTGATCTTCCTTCTGGCCGACCTTGACCTTGAAATAATCTTGCCGTAAGATTTTAACTCTTATTCGGGAAATCAACAAAAGGGACAGAATATGATCGTAGAACACATCGACCCAGCCACTTTAGAGCCGTTCAAAAACAACGCTCGCAAACATAGCAAAGAACAAATCGCACAGATTGCGCAGTCAATACAGGTTTTCGGGTTTAATGCGCCTGTCTTGCTCGATCAAAAGAACGGTATTATTGCCGGGCATGGCCGAGTTAGTGCGGCTATTCAATTGAAACTAAAAACTATTCCATGCATACACCTTCAGCACCTCACAAATGCACAAAAAAGGGCATATATTCTAGCCGATAACCAGATAGCCCTGAATGCAGAATGGGATATGGGCCTTCTCAAAGACGAACTCGATGAAATCCTGAAGGACGGCTTCGATATTTCTGCGATTGGGTTTGAGAAAGACGAACTCGATGAAATCCTGAAAAAAACAAAAGTTTTCCTTTCAGACGAGGACACTGCGCCAGAGCCGCAGAAAGATGCTATCTCAAAAACCGGGGATGTTTGGCTATTGGGCGAGCATCGGGTTATGTGTGGAGACAGTACAAACCGTGAGAATGTTGAAAAACTTTTATCTGGTGCATCCCCATTCCTGATGGTGACTGATCCGCCCTATGGGGTTGAATATGAGGCTGACTGGAGAAAAAAGGCTGGGATCAATCGAGGAGGAGCTTTTGGAAAAGTTAAAAACGACGATAGAGCAGACTGGTCCGAGGCGTGGGCCTTGTTTCCGGGGAACATAGCCTATGTCTGGCACGCTGGTAAATTCGCTGGTGTTGTACAGGATAGCCTAGAGAAAAACGGCTTTGAGATACGCAGCCAGATAATCTGGGCCAAAAGCAACTTTGCGATTTCAAGAGGTGATTATCATTGGCAGCATGAACCGTGCTGGTATGCTGTGCGGGGTAAGGGCAACTGGACGGGCGACCGGAAACAAACGACGCTTTGGCAGATCGATAAGCCTATGAAGTCCGAAACAGGACACTCAACACAAAAACCCGTTGAATGTATGCGCCGCCCGATCCTGAATAATTCATCGACCGGGGATATTGTTTACGATCCGTTTCTTGGCAGCGGCACCACGTTGATTGCGGCGGAGACTGAAAATCGTGTATGCTATGGCATGGAACTTAACCCCGCGTATGTCGATGTGATCGTGCGCAGGTGGCAGGACATGACTGGGAAACAGGCGACCCATGAAAAAACAAAGCAAGTCTTCAAAGCAGAAGGATCAGAAGGCCGTGACGAAGGAAGTTGATTTCAAACTTGTCGAGCAGCTTTGCGGCATCTTCTGCACCGAGGAGGAGATTTCTGGCATCCTTGGCATCACGAAAATGACCTTGCGCAATCGGATCAAGGAAGTTTACGGCTGGGAAACGACCTTTCCGATCCTGTACGAAAAATGGTCGTCCAAGGGCAAGATGAGCATCCGGCGCGAGCAATTCAGTCTTGCGATGAAGGGTAACGAGCGACTGCTGATCTGGCTTGGGAAACAGGTACTTGATCAGCGTGACAAAAACGAGGTAGGATTTGATCCGAACCGCCCCGCTGTATTCAAACTGGCAATGGGCAAAACCATCGAGCGAGAGAAGGACGAAGACGATGAATGACGAAAACACACAATCCCCGGAAGTAACCCCATCAGAGGCACCCGCCGTTGAAACGACATCTGAAACCGCGCTCGAAGCGCAAGCACCAGAAACCCCTATGGAGACTGGCCCGGAACATGTTCAGGCTGATACAGTGGCCACTGGCGATGATTGCCTTCAGGAAGCGGTTATGAAGGCCGTTGGCGACGCCACAGCAGACGAAGGCATTGCACCCGCCGATCTAAAGATTGAAACCGTTGAAGACCTCGCCGCACGTGTTCTGGAACAGCTTGGTGTTTCGCTTGTCGTCTCCCCGGTCGAGGGGGAAGAAGGTGCCGTCAAGGTATCCGCCGAGATCGTGGACGCTCACGGAGAACGCAGCGTGTCAACGGTCATCCGAAACAACAGCCCGCAAGAAATCCTCGGGTTCTATTTCTCCGTCGCCGACGCTGCCATGGAAAACAAGGCGCAAAATGCAGACGCCGCCGGACAATAATGAATTCTCACCGCCTCCCGCTGGGAATGAACAGATCGGCGACTTGGAAAAAACACTCTTTCAAGTCGTCGTTTCTGTTGGGGAGCAGATTTTTAGACCATATCCCAAAGGCTTCAAGACCGAGCAGGAGGCCGAAGCGGCTGCGCAGTATCTTCTAAGCACAGAGAACGGAGACCGCGACAGATACGGCCTAGATGCAGATACGGCGTGCGTTTTTATCTGCCGTGTTATTTCATGCTACGGAAAGAAGATGACTGTCGCCAGATTGTTCTAGTGCCATGTTTCATCCACCGAAAGACGCCGCAGAGCCGAACATCATCCCATACGAGCGGCCTTTCCTCTACGTCAAACAGGAAAGCATCTTTTTCAACGAGGCCCGCTATGTGTTCTGCGAGGCAGGGACAAAATGTGGAAAGACGCACGGGTGCATTGTCTGGCTTGTAGAGGAGGCTATCCTAAACGGCTTCAAGGGCTGGAATGGATGGTGGATTGCCCCGACTGTCTCGCAAGCAAAGATCGCATTCAGGCGCATTAAGAACGCAACGCCCTCCGGTTTTTACAGAGCGAACGAGAGCGAAAAATATATCGAGTTTCCCAACGGCGCGATTATCTGGTTCAAGTCCGCAGAGGTGCCGGATAACCTTTATGGGGAAGACGTTTACGCAGCCGTGCTTGATGAAGCCAGCCGCGCCCGCCATGACAGCTATCTTGCCATTCGCTCTACACTGACGGCCACGCGCGGCAAGCTGCGCATGATTGGGAACGTGAAGGGGAATGCAAACTGGTTTTATATCATGTGCCGCGCCATCCAGCGCAAACAGGCGACCGCCGATGCCTTGGGGCAGACAATCAACGCCAAGTATTTCAAGCTGACAGCCTATGATGCTGTCGATGCCGGGGTGTTGGACATAGAGGAAATCGAAGACGCCAAGAAAACGACAACAGAAAAAGACTTTCTTGAATTATACATGGCGGATGCGCAGGACGATGAAGAAGCGTTTATCCAGTCCAGCTATGTGCAAGAGGCCATGAAACGTGAGGTTGTGGGGTATGGGCCGCTTATCGTGGGTGCAGACCCGTCGCAAGGGAAGAACGACCCGGCGGCCTTTGCCTTCAGACAGGGGTTCAGGATACACGGCGTTGAAGAATACAAGGAAATGGATGAACCCGCCTTTATGGGGTACATCATCCGTCTGATTGAACAGGGATGGAACGGAAAAAAGGTTGACCGGATTAATGTGGATGCAACGGGGTTTGGTGCGACAATCGTCAAGCTGCTGCACGAGAAGGGCGACAATTACCAGCAGAAGGTTAAGGGCTTCCACATGCAGCAGCGCAGCCTTTACCCGCAGGAATACGGGAACAAGAGGGCAGAGTGCTGGGGGGAGATGAAAAAGGCCATAACGAGCCAGCAAGACCTTTTCGACCTTGTGGATGATGACGGATTAAGCGTTGAATTGACCTGCATTCGCAAGAAAACGGATAGTGCGGGGCGGCTGCTTCTGGAAGACAAGGACGATCTCAAGGGGCGCGGGTATGACAGCCCGAACAAGGCTGATGCAACCGCTTACACATTCGCCGAACCACTGTCATTTTACACAGATAAAAAAATAGAATATCCTTCTGGAAGACGAAAAATGGTTATGACCTGATTATCCTTGTTTCAGAAAAGGGACCGCGCTATGGCAAACAAAAGGAAGGGCCTGACAGATGAGGAATTAGCTGGCCTGTGCGTGCGCGAATTTCAGGATGGCAGCAGCTTAAATGAAATTCAGGACGAGCGGATCAAGGCCCTTGATTATTACGATCAAAAGAAATTCGGAAATGAAGAGGCCGGGCTTTCTCAATTCGTTTCATCCGATGTTCGGGATGCCGTTGAATGGCTCCTGCCGCAGATCGTTGATATTTTTGTGGGCGGCGATACCCCCGTAGATTTCGAGGCCGAAAACGCTGAAGACGCCAAACAGGCGGAAACGGAAAGCCGATATTGCCAGTATGTCTTTGAGCGCCAAAACAAAGGCGTTCTTGTCGCCTATCAGTGGTTTAAGGACGCCCTGTTGCAAAAGAATGGGATCGTTAAGGTTTTCTGGGAAGAACAGACAAGCCGCAACCGTGAAGAATACAAGGACCGCACAGCCGTCGAATATCAGGCCATTGAAAGTGATGAAGAGTTTGAAATCGACGAAGTGACAATCAAGGTCGCTGATGTAGAATATTCCGAAGACCAATTTAAGGAGCTGATTGACGCCTTTCAAACCGCCCCGCAATCTCAACAGAACATCGTGCGGGATGCCAAGATCGACGTTGTGGGCCACCGCAAGAAAACGGTTTCAAAGGTTTGCGTCGAGAACGTACCACCAGAGAATTTCATCGTTCAGAAAAACCACAATTCAATTTATCTGAAAGATGCGCGCTATTGCTGCGAGCGTTTGGAAAAGACAAGATCTGAATTGATCGAGGAGGGGTACGATCAGGCACTCATAGATAGCCTTCCGCACGCGCAGGAAATTGCCAAGAACACAAACGAACGCAGCGCAAGAATGGCGAAAGAGGGAGGGGCCGTTATCACCTCTGAAAATACATCCGGGGACCACAGCCGCGATATTATTATCATTTACGATCATTATATCCGTGCGGACAAAAACGGGGACGGTATTGCCGAACTGATCCACCTTAGAACGGCTGGCGATGGTGGCGCGTATGTCCTTGAGTGCAAG